CACCAGCGTTACGGCCAGAGAAATTGACTTTGTATCCCGGTTCGGCGACAACTGGAAAGCCCTGATGGACATTTTCGGCATTATGCGGCCGATCAAAAAGGAGCCCGGCACCCAGCTGATCTCCTACACCGCCGACGTGACGCTGGAAAGCGGCGCGGTCGATCCCGGTGAAGTGATTCCCTATTCCAAGTATTCCATCACCCAGGCGGCCAAGAGCGATGTGACCATCGAGAAATACGCCAAGGCCGTGACGGTGGAGGAAGTGAGCACCTACGGCGCGGCCGTAGCCGTTCAGAAGAGCGATAATGCTTTCCTGAACAAGCTGCAGGGCGTCGTCCTCGGAAAGTTCTACACGTTCCTGAACACCGGAAGCCTGACCGGCACCGCCTCTTCCTGGCAGGCCGCTCTGGCGAAGGCCAAGGGCGAAGTGCTGAACAAGTGGGCCTCCATGCAGAAGGACGTGACCGAGGTCGTCGGATTCGCGAACATCCTGGACGCGTACGACTACCTGGGAGCGGCCGGCATCACCGTGCAGACCCAGTTCGGCATCAACTATATCAAGGATTTCATGGGGTACAGCACCCTGTTCCTCCTGCCGGCGGCCCAGATTGCCCGGAACGTGGTCATCGCGACCCCGGTGGAGAACATCGACCTGTACTACATCGATCCCGCGGACAGCGAGTTCGCCCAGCTGGGCCTGAACTACACCGTGGACGGAGAGACGCCCCTGATCGGCTTCCATGCCCAGGGCAATTACGGCACCGCCGTCGGTGAGAGCTTCGCGCTGATGGGCATGGCCCTGTGGGCGGAGTTCCTGAACGGCATCGCCAAGATCACGGTGAACGCGCAGGGGTAACTCCCCTGACGATGACCCCCAAATCGTCAGGGACGTATTGGGAGACTCCGGTGTCCTCCATCCAGGAGGATCTGGCGGTGTCTTCTGACGGGGGAGCTATCACGGGCACGCTGAAATACTACGATGACGCCACCAAGGCGCTGGTGCGCGACTGGGGCGAGGGATATTTCCTGGCCGTCGGCTTCGATGACTTCAGCTCCGGACTGACCTACGCAAACGTGAGGGTCGGCCTGTACAACTCTGCCGGCTCCGGCCTGGTGACCCTGGACGCGGATAAGGACCTGGTGGCCCATATCACCGACCCGGTGAACCAGAAGCTGATGGCCGTGCAGACCGATCCGGAGACCGGTGCCAGCTACACGCAGTACTGGGATCTGGACAAGCTGACCTACGCGCCGAAGGAGGATTAAGCCATGAGCGTGATTGTTTCCGCGGAACGGGCCGAGGTCAAGGCCAAGGATAAACCCGAGAAGAAGGAAGAAGCGCCCAAGGCGAAATCCACCAGGAAGAAATCCTGACAGGAAAGAGGGAGAGACATGCTGCAGCAGGTGATGGATTACCTTCACAACTACTTTGTGCCGATCAGCGCAGAGCTGAAGACGTATACCATCTCCGGCGGCGTGATCTCTCCCCTTCCCGATGATATCGCGGACGGGGACCGGTTCCGGATCTGCGGCAGCAGGCGGAACGACGGCATCTATACCTGGCACGCGGACGTGATCGGAAACGATGACGACGAGCGCGTGCCGCCGGAAACCGAAGGCGGCGAAGAGACAATTAAGGCGGCGGGGCTTCGAGACGAAACGTTCGCCGGGACGATACGCGTCTGCAGTGTTCCTCCTGCGCTGCTGGCGCTGTCCGAAGAGATCAGCCAGTGGGTGGAAGCCTGCAGCGCGCAGCTGGCCAGCCCGATGGAAAGCGAGAGCTTTAACGGCTACAGCTACAAGCTGAAATCCGGCAGTAAATCAGGAGGCGGTCCGCTTACGTGGCGCGACCAGTTCGGAAGCCAGCTGGAGATATGGAGGAAACCAGGCATATGAGTGAAACCAGGCCTACGAGTCTGCTGGACGAGTACAGCGCGGAGTGCGTGCTGCTGGTCAAGACCCGGATCGACGATCCCGTCGGCGGGTACAAGACCGCCTATGTGGACGGCGCGGAGTTTTCCGCGGCCTGGGAGTATATTTCCGCTCCGGAAATGACAGTCGCGGAACAGCAGGGCGTGAGCCGGGTGTACCGGATCTACGTCGACAAAACGCTGGACCTCGACTTCCATGAGGCTTTCCGCAGAAAAGACAACGGCCAGACCTATCGGGTCACCAATCCGGGAACCGACCGCCAGACGCCTTCCTTCAGCCGGATCAACAGACGGCTGATCGAGGTGGAAAAGTGGCCGCTTCCCAATGAGGGAGACGGCAATGTATAAGGCAGCAGCGGCGCTCAAATACTTCTTTTCGGGGTTTGGGATTCCGGCGTACTCGGAAGAGTCCGTGCCGGATGACGTGGCGCTGCCGTATATCGCCTACTCCATCGGGATTCCGGGATGGGACCGGAAGGCTTCGATATTCGTCAAGGTGTGGGACAGAACCACGTCCAATGAACGGATCATCCGAATCGCTGACCAGATCACTCGCGCCATCGGCACGGACAAGCGCAATATTGCCATGCCGGACGGCGGATACCTGGTCATCTGGCCGCCAGATGACCCGATCCAGATCCAGGTGGACGGCGATTACAGATTTGCCTACATCAACCTCTGGATCAACGCCTATAACATGCCGGGTGCATAACCCGGAGAGAGGAGAACCCAAACAATGAGTGCACCCGGAAACATCGCTCCGGTCAGGGAAGACGGGTTTGATAACCTGCTGCTGAACGCCGGAGTGTTCATCAAGAACCTGGATTACAGCGCCATCGCTGACGCGGACGCGCTGCTGCTTGCGATCAATGCCGCGATCGAGGCGGAGACCAACATCCTCGGTATGACCCGCGGAGGCGGATCTTTCAAGGTTGCCCGGGACATCCGGAACATCCAGGCGGACGGCATCCGTTACCCGTGGAAGGGCGGCAAGTTCGTCGATTCCGCGGACCCGTCCCTCAGCACCACGCTGATCGAGCAGACGGCGCAGAACCTGAAGGACGCCCTTGGCAGCTGCACCATTACCCCGAGCGGCAAGAAGACGACGCTGACCATGAATACCGAGATCCAGGACGCCGATTATATCAACGTGCTGACCTGGTACGGCAGCCTGATGGACGGCCGGATGATCGCGATCACGCTGTTCAACGCGTTCAACACCGCGGACCTGAACATCACCTTCACCGACAAGGGCGAGGCGACCTCCCCTGTGGAGTTCCACGCGCACCAGGAGAAGGCGAACGATTACGACACCGCGCCGTTTGAGATCGTCTTCTTTGAGCCGAGCGGAACGCTGGGTGAAATCACCGTGACCAGCACGGCCGGCGCGGCCGTCGGCGGCACGGCACTGAGCACCACGAACGTCCTGGCGTCCGGCCAGAAGTACGTGTACAAGACGAACGGCACGACCACCGCGCCGAGCATCGGGTACCGCGAGGAACCGGATTATACCTGGACCGAATGGGACGGCTCTTCCGAAATCGCCATCGGCACGGCGAACAACGGCAAGAAGCTGACCCTGGCCGTGATCAACAGCCAGAACAAGGTGGTCAAGACCGGCGCTGTGACGCTGGCCGTCAAGACCGCTTAAGCAAACCCGCACCGGGGGATGGGGATCTTCCCCTCCCCCTTGCTTTTTTGAGGAGGAAAAAAGCATGACCAAATTACTGGAGAAAAACGGAGCCGAAATGTGCGCCGCGCTGGTGAGCATTGCCGCGCCGATGAAGGCTTTTCTGGATGACAAGGAATTTATTGACACATTCCGCGCCTGCACGAAGAAGGGCGCGAAAAGCCAGCTGCAGGGCATGGCGATCATCTATGCGGACATGGTGCCGCTGCTGTTCGGCAAAAAGCATATCAAGGACACCATGGCGATCCTCGCGACCGTCGAGGGGAAAACCGTGAAGGATATGCTGGAAATGAACGGCGTGGAACTGATGAAGGACGCGATGGACGCGTGGAAGGAACAGATCAGTCCTTTTTTTACTCAGCTCGGTCTGTCGGTCTGAACCCGGTCGTGATCAGCCTGGCCGAACAGCCGCACCTGGACTGGCGCGGCCGGGCGATGTATATCAGGGCAAAAATGGAGCGGCGGCGGACTGAACTATATGCGATGGATCTGCTCTGGATGCTTACCAAAACAAAATATGAAATGTCATCCCCGCGGCCTTCCAGGATCGAAGCCGGCCATAAAGAGGCAGACCCCCGGACATACGCCGATATCCGGGAAGAATTGCGGAAGAAGACGCAGGAGTTAATCAATGGATCTGTTTAATGTAGTCGCCAAGCTTACGCTTGATTCAACTGAATACGAGGCCCAGGTCAACGCCGTCAGCCAGCAGGTGATTCCGATCGACGATCCGAAGCTCACCCTGGACACGAAGGAATACGACGAAAACATCACCGAGGCCGGGGAAGAGGCGGAGGAGTTTGAGGACAAGGCCGGCGGCGCGTTTGAAAGCGTCGGAAACATTCTGAAGACCGCCGGCATCGCGGTCGCCGTGGCTGCCATTTCCGGGGCCTTCAAGAAGGCGATCGACTACACGGCCGACCTGGGAGATTCCATCGACAAGGGCTCCAAGCGCATGAACATCTCCACCCACGCCTACCAGCAGTGGGATCACGCGCTGCAGCAGAGCGGCGGGAGCGTTTCGGACCTGAACCGGGGCCTGCGGAACATCCGGGAGATCATGCAGGACGGCGACGCGGCCACCGGAAAGGCGGCGGAGGCCTTTAATACGCTCGGCATCAGCATGCAGAAGTCCAACGGCGAGATGAAGACCGCCGAGGAGCTGATGGACGAGACGCTCACCGCCCTGGCCGATGTTTCGGACGCGGATCAGCGCGGCGCGCTGGTGGACGCGCTCTTCGGGCCGAACAGCGGCGGCATCAAGCCGCTCCTGGAAGAAGGCAAGGAAGGCGTCCGGGACCTGCTGAACGAGGCGGACGATCTGAACCTGATCATGTCCGACGAGGACATCCAGAAGGCCGTCGAGTACGGCGACGCTGTAGCGAACATGAAAAAGGAGCTGGAAATGCTCCAGGTGGATTTCGCCAAGAACATCCTGCCGGTGCTGACGGACTGCGTGAAGGCCATCACGGAGATCATCAACTTCTTCCGGGGTAACGGCCTGGGCGGCGCGGCCGGCGTCGCAACGGTGCTGGGCGGGACGACCGTCGGAAAGGTGCTTCTCAACGGAGCCGTCAGCAGATTGTTCGGCGGCGGAACCGGCGGTGGCGGCACCGGGGGCAGCGGCGGAACGGGTGGCGGAAGCGGCGGCGGGGGCCTGCTGGGCGGCGGCCTGTTCGGAAAACTTGCGGGCGGAGCCAAAACTGCTGCCAGCAGTATTTCTTCCTTTATGGCGGCCAACGGCCTGTGGGCGTTTACGCCGGCGGCGGTCTTGGGCGCTTCCGTTGCACCCGCACTTTTCGCGCAGAATGAATCCATCGAACGGACGCGCCAGCAGCAGCAGGAACTGGAAGAAGCGGCCGCGGCCATGAAGGAAGCCGGTGACGAAAACGCCGACTTCATCGAGCGCAGCGCAGCGGCCATGGGCCTGGTAAAGGACGAGAACGGGAACGAGGCCAAGAACATCCTCGGCCAGAGCTACACCCAGATGTCCGACGAGTACGGCGACCTGCTGATGGGCCTGCAGAGCCGGCAGGGAGCGGAGCGGGCGAAACTGGTGCTGGCGCTCCAGGGAAAGGCCGCGGCCGGAAACGACGCCTGGAACATGCTGAACCGGTACTGGAACGGCAACGACCTGGACCCCGGCGAGGTACAGGAACTGTTGAGCGTGGTCACAAACGCCATGAAGGAACAGTGGGAGAACGGCACGGGCATTAAGACATCCTACACAGCGGAAGGCCGAAACGCGCCGGAGGGATGGGTCTATAATAACGGTAACTACCAGCGCGTCGACGAAAACGGCAACCTGCTGTACGGCAAAAGCGAGTATTACAAAAGCGCCGGATACATGGACGAGGCCGGCTACAGGAAGTGGTACGAAGAACAGACGGCCATCTGGGCGGCGGAACACCCCGAAATGCCGGTGGACCCGACCCTGGACGCGGAGGGTATTGCCGGATATCAGGCGGCGCTGGACAGTGCGGGCCTGACGGCTCCTGTGATCCCTGTGCTGGAAGGCGAAGGCAACGAGCACGCCGCGGGGGCGTGGGACATTCCATTCGACAACTATCCAGCGATCCTGCACCGCGACGAGATGGTGCTCTCGGCCTCCCAGGCCAGGCGATACCGGGAAGGCGGAGGGGTGGACTCAAGCGCGATCGTTGCCGCGATCCAGGGCCTGCGGAACGACATGGCCAACCTGAAGCTGGTCATCGGCAGGAAGACATTCGGACGGGCCGTGGCTGATTACGGCAGCGACCGGGTGAATGATTCTATCGGCGGCGCAGAGAGTCGATTGGCCTCTGGTTATGGAACGTGAGGTGATCTGTAGATGATGCCTTGGTTTGTCTGGAAAGGACAAAACAGCCTGAGCGACTACGGGCTGTGGATCAAGTCGCTCCCGAAGCGGGTCAAGGCGGAAGAGCGCAACGACGAAGTGATCATCCCCGGCCGGGCCGGGAGCGTGATCCTTCTGGAAGGCGACGATATATTCAATTCCTACTCGGACGAAATGGTGGTCATTGCAAGGGACGATATCAGCATTGACCCTGTTGTTGAGTGGCTCCGTGGGTCCGGGGATATGGTTATTTCCACGGACATTGAGAAAGCGCGGGAAGTCAGGATTGTCGGAGAAGTCAAGTTTGCGCGCGTCAATAACTGCTGGATGGAAGCGACCATCCCGATGGTTTGCCAGCCGTTCAGGAAAGCCGTTTACGAAAGCGGCGAGTCCGTCACGGTAACCGGGTCATCCGGGACGATGGCGAATCCCGGCGATGTGGCCAGCAAGCCGCTGGTAACGATTGCCGGCGGCGGGAACAATACGATCACGATTGCGGGTCAGGCGATGACCTTTACGGGCGTTTCTACGGATACGATTGTGGTTGACTGCGACGCGCAGATCATCACAAAGGGCAGCGGCATCTGGACGGGCACGTTTTCCGGCGATTTCTGGAAACTTCCGAAGGGCAGCTTCAGCATTGCGCAGACCAGCAACGCTTCGATCACAATTCAACCCCGCTGGAGGTGGATGTAATGGTTTGCCTGTATGAAAAGAGCGCGACCACGTTCACCGATAACGGGCTGTGCGTTCTCTCCCCTACTGAGTGTACCGTTCATGAGGTCGCCGGGGGCGAGTATGAGCTGAAACTCACGCATCCGATGGACGAGCTGAAAAAGTTCATGATGCTGTCGGATGAACGGATCATCAAAGCCCCCGTCCCCGTGACTTCGATTCCTGAAACCGAAATGCCTGAATTGACGGTGTGGAAGGTGACCACGGCGGTCAACCTGTACTCCAAAACGCCCGTCATGCGGTTCAACAAGGAAACCCTGGCGAAAATCAACCTGGTAAAAGCAA